GATGAAATTGGAGCCCATAGTCAAAGCTGCAAGATCATCCACTCCATTACCTAAAGCTCCGAATGTCCTTACACTGTGAATCGGTTGCTTGACCATCTTCCAGCCAACGCCATCGGCATCATAAACCTGGGTTTCATTGCCAGATGACGGAATTCCAGTAGTTCCACTGCGACGGTAGCTGGCACCACCAAGTCCGCCTGAGTGATGTTCAATAGTCATGATAGCATCGACTATCCCATGACTTCCGTTCTTCAAATCTGCGAAGTATGGTACGCTTTTTACACCATTCTTTATGATGTTGATGCCTTTCGTCTCAAGCTCAACCCTTAGTTGGTCTGGGTCGTATTTGAGAACGTTTGGATAGTAGAACTGCTGTACACCATAGGCATCGTACACAGCCATAGAATGGCCCTGCACGGTTACAAACTTAGATACTTGCCCACTATATACAGGGAATCCACCCGCATTAATTGAGATTGGCTGTGGTACCGGAACGTGGATGCCATCCTCGTTTTCCAGATATACCTGAATTTGGTTTGATGGGATGGTAGGGTCAGTGTCAATCTGACCAATATAGATGCTACCGTATGCTGCTGCTTTGAATGAACGCGCCAGAGTAAATAGCTGGCTAGGCATTCCAATAACGACATTGGCCGTAATATCTGACATTTACTGTGCTCCGGGCGCAGCAAAGCCGCACAAGCTAAAACTTGCGCAGCGTTGCGTTAAAGGTCGGTTATAATTGTTTAAAAGACGGGAGGATTTATGGAACGAGACTGGCTTAACTTTGCATTCTTAATTTTCGGTATCTGTGTAGGGGTTGCTCTATTCGCTTAAGGCTTCAGATTTAGCTCCCTGGGCGAATGAATTAACTACTTTCTGTGCATCAGTTAGCGCCTTCTCAAAGGCTGTTGAGCCACGTGGCGTATTTGCCAGACGAAGCATTGCATTACGCGCCGGTTCACTCTCATACATCCTTGCCAGCAGCCCATAACCACCACCGACACCTATCAAAGCAGGGTTAGTTACGGTCCCGATACCCATAATGAAAGGTATGGCCTGCTGACCTGTAGGAGTGGTTACACCAGCCTGACCAGCTCTCTTTGTTGACTCGAGATAATTTTTCAAACCTTTCAGGTAAGCTGCATCACGGCCCTTGAAAGCAATCCCTGTCTGGTTAGACATAAGATTAACCTGCCTCAGGAACTGGTCAGGTGATCCGCCAGATTTCTCCATTGCCTTGCCGATGATTCCATTACGCATCTGAGCACGACCAATCTGACCTACTGAGTTGTAGAGGTTCTGCACTTCAGATTTGTTCTTGCTGAAAAGCATGTTGTTGACGACTTCAGGTGTCAGATCGCCTTTCATCAAAACGTTCTTCAGGCGGGTATTCTGGAGCTTGCTGGCCTCATCTGCGTATACAGCATTAGCCTGCTTGTAGCGACGCAACGTATCGTTTCCAAGGTTCTGGCCTATGGAGCTATCGATATCTCCTGTCATAGCCCTGTAGACTCTCTGAATAGCCGCGTCAGAACGGTTAGGCATTACTACGCGCTCACCTTTAACATCCTGCCTGAACTGGCTGCGGAGATTACTCAGTTGCTGCAAATCAACGTTACCTCCTGCAAGTTCATCACGATACGCCTGGAGCTTGCTGATGGTGTCGTTGTCTGCAACTTTGCCTAGTTTTTGCAGACTGGATATCTCATCATCGATTTGCTGCAATGCTCGTGTTGGCTGGATATTTACTCCAGTCATGGCACTTTGAACCTGCTCAAGGCGGTTGCCTGCTGCCTGTTTAATGCCTGCGGTTTTAGATTTAAGGCTGCCAATTACAATTGACGGGTCATATTCACCAAAGCGTGAGGCATACTCATTAACCAACTGGCTGCGAGCCTCCTGCTGACCTGCTCGCATTGAGCTGGTTCCGGCGAACGGAATGTTTTCTGCGGTAGTCTGCGCCATGCGGCCGACTCGGGAGTTTGGTTGAAGAACGTCAGTTGTGTGAAGAGGTACATCGGCAGAATTAGCAAATCGGATCGCCTGCTGAGCTTCTGGCGACATTGCACCTTTAACACCGCGATATGCAGCGCCAGCGACACGCCCAATCTGATTTATCGCACCACCCAATACAACACCAGTGCCAAGGTCAGTAGCCAGTGACCCGGGGTTATCCTGATTGCTGTTAGCCGCCATTGATCCAACGGCGTTTTCTGCCAGTAAGCGTGATGCGCCCTGCGCCACTCTACCTGCTATGGATGGAGCCTGTGTCGCTATACGCTCCGCTCCTACCGGAGTCAGATATGGCAGAGCTTCAGCGAAGATTTTCCCTTCTGTAGTCTGCGGCGTTAATGCTCCAGGCTGCAATCCCATATCCTGAGCTAAACCTTCAGTCGTTACGCGCGGGGCAGGCTGATAGGTTCCATCGCCTAAGCCTAACTTCTTACCTGCCCATGCTCCAGCGCTCGCCACGGCATCGGCCATCGATGCAGGAATATTTGCAACGTTAACCCCAGCCTGAAGCAGACCGCGACCAGTTTCAGCAGCAGCATTCCCAAGGTCAGACATAAATCCGCCCTGCTGTTGCTGAGTTTCATCCTGCTGTTGCTGAGCTTGTTGCTGAGGCTCGGCTGTCGGAATCGGATATGCAGCATAGAAAGCCTGCTTTGCCTGCTCTGCATTACTTCCAGCCTGCGGAGCAACCACTTCATTAAAATACAGCTCCTGCGCCTGTGCTTTCTGCTCTGGTGCCAGTGCCTGATATTGCTGAGAGGCAATAACGTCTTTCCATGCCTTAGCCATTAGTCACCCCATAGTGAAGAGAAGCCTGCGCTTTGCTGTGGTTGCTGTTGAGATTGCTGTGCCGGTCGAGACGGCTGTGATTTTGCGCCAGCATTACCAACATTAACGCTGTATTGCTGGTTATAGTCGTTCGTGTATTGCTGGATGTCGCGGAGAGACTGTTGCATTGCTTCAGGGCTTGAGTAGTCAACCTGAGGCATGCCCTGAAAGTACATTTTAGCTTCGGCAACGGTGTTGATGCCTGATGCGCCCATATCCCTGGCTGCAGCAATTCCCTGATTCTGCATCTTGCCCTGAATACGTTTGGTAGCATTGAACAACCGGCGTTGTTCTCCTCCACTCCATCTGCTACGTGCCTCTGCATCCCATGAAGGGGTGCCATTTCCACCTGTCATGCCAGTCATAAAATTAAGCTTATCGGCCGGAGCTTCGAGAATTGCATTCATGTCCTTAGACATTGCTGAATTCTGTGCTGAGGCTGCAGAAGTTGCAGGTGCAGCGATTGCACTGGCCGGAACGCGGACCATGTTCCCGTCATTATCGATGCCTTCATAGAACGCATTGGCACCTGCTCCATGTAGCTTGCCACCTACATTTACGGTACGTCCATCAGCTAGCTGCACGGTCCGATCACCATTTGCCTGAGCGCCACCTTTCATGGATGCACGCTGCATCGCCATGTCTTGCGCACGTCTTGCTGTAGAAGCAGAGATATCCTGTCCACGTCGAGTATTGCTTTCACCGGCCTGATTGCTGCGGATTGTCTCGTTCAGCTTGTCACGGTTGAGAGCCTGGCCGACGATTTTGTCCTGCGCGTTGAAGTAATCAACGGGCCCAAGCGCAGCCATTCCGAGATGGTCAACGAACTCACCAAACTGCTGTGGATTCTGCTGGTAGGTCTGCGCTACTTCTTTAGGGTCCAGACCAACGCGCTGCAGGTCTGCTGCATTGTTCTGCAGCCATGTACCCATAGCTTCAGGGGAAGTTGCCGCAAGCCGCGCTGCAGCCGCAAGATTACCCACAGTTGAGCGCTGGTCTTCGTCGACAAACTTCATTCCATTGCGTACGGCATCAACCTGGTCAGGATATTGTGCAGCCAGTTGACGCATAGCATTGCGATCACCTGATGCATAAGCTTTCCCATAGGCCTGCTGGAACTCTTGCTGCCTCTGCTGCTGGTCTTGCTGCTTGTAGATATCCATCACAGAGCCAATTCCCTGCAATGCCTGCAGGCCAATATTGTTTCGACCTGATCGCTCGTCTTCGTTGTTCTGACGGATGTATGCCAGTGCAGTATTAGCATCGCTGGCCTGAGGTGCATTTACGTTTACTGAACCAAGACCGGCGAGAAGACTGCCAGAGTTTCCTTGTTGCCAGGTAGCCATTTAACACCTCAGAAAAGTAATGAACCAAGAGCACCAACACCTGCTCCGATAGCCGTACCCCAGCCAGGCATGATTGCAGTACCCATAGCTGCACCAGATGCTGCGCCACCAAGCATTTTCTGCCCGGTAGATGGTTGATTTGCACTTGCTGCAGATGCGTTAGCCTGTTGTTGATATAACTGGCCTACGTTGTTTGCGTAGTTCTGTCCTGCAGTTGCCTGTCCTGTAAGAGCACCAAGACCGATATTCGCCAGATTTGAATAGTTGTTCATCTGTCCTGATAACCAGTTTTGACCAAGCGTAGGCGCGATGGCAGCAAGCTGATTGCTGGTAGCCGTTGAACCTAACCCGCCCGTAGCTTCGGCTGCATTGAGACTCTGATAACGAGCCTGATTAGCCAGGTCTTTATACTGCTGAGACCCGTAATACTGGCTTAATGCAGTTCCCTGACCCTGAAGAGATGAGAGGTTTTGCAGTTGAGATACGTACTGCTGAGCAAGTGGCGTGAATGGTGCAAGGTTCTTCATATTCGTCTGCCACATCTCGCGCTGTAATTCTACGCCCTTCTTGGTTGCCTCTGCTTGTGCGCCGGCACCGCTGTCTCCACCCTTCTGATACACCGCCTTGTTGATGTGCTTATGGGCGATCTGATGAATTAGCATTTAATAGCTCCTCGTATTTCGAGCGGGGTAGTTGATAGAGGGTGATTCCGACAGGCTTTCCGTTGCTTATATAGGCATCATCCATGTGTCCTATTCGCGTGGCACCAAGCAGTCGAATAAGCGCACGGCCATATTTTGTAGTGTCAGGAACCATCGTGACGCTATTGAGGAATGGGGAATTATCGAGAAGCCATTTGCAGAATAACCTGTGACCATGTAGGGCATATTCACCGCGAAAACCAGGAGAATAAATTGCGTGACATTCCACTACGCAGTGCCAGAAGTTGCGCACTTCATGAACGCCAGCCAGCATAACGCCCTCATAGATGCCGAGATATACCGCATCTGGTTTGATGAAGTATTTATCCCCGCTATCTACGATGTTTCCTGTGTTTTCTGGATTATTTAGGAATTCTGCAAGCTTCACCGGATTATCGATGAGCTTTATATGCATTATGCGTTTATCAACCCGTGTCCGGATGTTGCTCCTAATGCTGTCTGTAAGGCCACAGCAAGCTGTCTGACCTGCTGCAGTCCTGTAGCCATGGCCTGAATCTCGGACTGCGTGTACGTAGCGCTGACGGTATATATAGTGCTACCGTTAATTCCAGCCTTTGATGCGGTGCCGGTGGATGCTGTCCAGCCAGTGTTACGAGCTCCAACTACCTGCAGTCCTGCAACTTTGTACGATACCGAGACGTTTTCACTACCTAGCACCTGCAACTTATCTGCTGTTGGTGATGAAACGTTGCCAACAAGCAGAGAGCCACCTGCTGACTGAACCGTTTGGTTTGCTATGGACGATTTCGATACGTAGTCAGTCTGGATGGCTGAGACGCTTGATTGAAGTGCGGACACATCAGCCTGCAGGGAAACAATATCCCCTTCAGCGGTAGTAATCCTTAAATCAAGTGCTGATATTGAGTTGGTGTTTCCAGTGATGCGTATTTCGTGATCGTCTACTTCAACACGTAACGCTGAAATCCTGTTCTCATGGTCTGCAAGTATGACATCCTGCTGTTCGTTCTTTACTGTCGCCTCATAAGCAAGCTCACCGGCATTATTTGCAGCGTTAGCAATGCTAAGCATGTCGGTATTTTGCTGGATTATGTAGAGGCGATATGGCTGGCTGAATGTATTGGGAAGGATTGAAGAGTCAACGCGGCGAGATTGCACGTTAACCTTTACCGGTTCATCTGCCATCACTCTATCCTTACCTGGCACCCGCTCAAAGTAACGGGTGATGAGGTGATAATTCGTATCTTGAATCCGATATTCTTACGAATGCGACCAAGGCGCTTCCAGATAGCCCTCTGGTCATACTGGAAAGGTGCATTCCACGGAATCATTTGTTCACGACCGTAGTTAATACCGTCAGTAGTGGCGGAGATAAACATGCGCTCAGCAAATTGAGATACGCCAGTGCTGGACTCAAGCTCAAAGTCGAAAACCCGGGAGTTATCCGCCTTAAACAGAGGCGTATAAAGGATATGCTCTTGCTGCTCATCAAACTGACTCGATACTGATGTGTCCAGAATGCCAAGTCGTGGGTAAAACTTATCTCCACAGGTGATTTTATTACCTTCGTAAACAAGGTCTACAGATCTGTACACGTCATTAGCAAAGCCGGTCTTAAGGATTGCCCATTGCGGACCGCTTTGTGTCATGGATGCGTCATAAACCAGGACATGACGAGGAAGGTGGATAATCAGCAGCTCGTGCGCTTCAAAGCGCGTAGTTTCCATGTATGCAGTAGCAAGTTCATCAGCGCCATAGCTCTGCAGAATCTTTTCAACAGTAGAAGTGGCAATCTGCTGAACCGCTCCAGAGTTCACAAGGTAAACGGAAGGAGCGCCAGTTGCAGGGTTGCTTATAATTGCGTGAGTATCAGCAAATTTTGTCTTGCAGTACGTTCCGGCTATCCCTTTTTGTACCATCATAGACGGCTGTGATTGATAAACGGCCACACCTACAGCAGATGAATTTCCTGTGAGGTTGAAATACTCTATAGTTGACGTGCCGAAACACACTACAAAGTCACGCCAGTTATCAATACCAATGATTCCGTCCGGCTGGCTCTCGGCTCGATATTCAGCAGCGTACCGGTCTGGCTTAGACTCATCTTCAAGGTCAGTAATGAAGAATGAATCTGTGCCGTCCTTGCTCCAGATATAACGAGAGCGGTTGCGGCACATATCGCGCAAACTTCCTAGCTCATACTGAACGTATCCAGTTGAATTATCCCAATTGCCAAGAGTCTTTGTCGTGCCGTCATAACGGAACAGCTTCATGGTACCGTTGGCACCAATTGCCTGACTGTTATAACTGCAGGCCATGCTTACTCTTGCATCGCCTGTTACATCGCCAATTGATACGCCAGACTTATACAGCTCTGTTCCACACACGCGATAAACGGCGTTCTCATGCGTGTTATACATCGCGCCACGGCTTACCCCGGCCACATCCTGAAGCTTCTTAATGCCAGGGAAGGAGCGCATGTAGCCGTTAGAGTTGAGAACCTCTTTCGGCGTTGCCAGCATGTTCACCGGCAGGAAATCAACGTAATCGGCATTGGTGAAGTCTTTGCCGACTCCCTTCATTAACGGCAATTGCTGAATCGGCATTTACTCACCTATGGATTTGGTACATCACCGTCAATCGGTGGCAGGTCGCCCGGGTAATAACGGTCAACTGTATAGACGTCATACTTATTGCCCTGACCAACAGGGAAGTCACCACGACGGCGCATTGATGGAACGACCAGAGTGTCAGTCAGCAATGCGTCATAGGAGCGCTGAGCATTTGTCAGTACGCTTGCTGATGGCTCAAGGTTATAGTCGGACAGGATGCGCAGCATTAGCTGATAACCCACTGCCTGCATGTATTTACGCGGAAGTCCTGAGTCATCATCAGGTAATGGCTCAACATCGTCAGCAGCGAAAAGATACCCAATTTCACCAGGATTAATCTGCCACTCGTACATCATATTTTCGAGGTCATGAATGGCATCCTCGACAGACTGAGGCTCTACATCAGTCAGAGTGGCATTAGATGCAATCGCTGGCTTACGCAGTGCAAAGAGTACGATTTCACCCTTTGTTAGAGTCGTCGCCATTGTCTGCCGCCTTACGTCCGCGTTTGGTTGCAGGCTTCAGGTCATCAACTGATGCGACAAAGCCGAGCTTTTCGTAAATCGGGAAGTCTTTCTCTACGATAACGGCCTGAACATGTCCGGCTTCGTTATCTGCGGTAAGGAATACACTCATGCGATCCATATCGTCTCCTCAAAAAGAAAGGGGCCGAAGCCCCTTGTGATTACGGGTTGCCGAAGAACTGACCGCCCATGTGAGGGTTAAAGCACACATAAGCTGGCAGCAGGTCGAAACGCATTTTCTGCACGTTGGCGTCACCGTCTGAGTATTTGTGAACTCGGATGGAGAAACCTTCGTAGGTTGCGACTGCAGAGTCAATGCTGTTCAGTTTTGGCAGCGGGATAGTGCCGAGGCCGCAGAAGAATTTGTTATAGAACAGATTCGGCTTCATGGTCTGGCTTGCAGTACCGATCACAGTCACTGCGTCACCTGAGGTCACAGCGCGGCTTACTGCGTTGTACTGTGGGTTGGTGGTGTCATAAATCGGCACGCCAGACAGCGTTACAGTCACCAGACCGCCTGCAGTAGAGTTAGCATCGGCTAGCACGGTGGCAGTGAAGCTAATAGGCGCAGAGCCGTTATACAGCGCCTGCTTGCTCTGCTGCTGCAGCCAGTAGGTGTTGGTGAACTTAATCTGATCGCCAGCTTTCAGGAAGCCAGTGATAGATGCTGTTGCACCTGCCAGGGTAACGGTGAACTGATAGGTGTCTTTAACCGCGCTATAGGTGACGGTTGGGGTAGCAGATACTGTCAGCGCGCCACCGAATGCGCCCTGAGTGCGTGATGCCAGGCCATTAGACATCAGCGCACGAATACCGCCGAAGTTAGAGGCAATCTGCGCCTGTTCCCATGCTGTACGAACCAGTTGATCTGATGCGTGCAGACCAGATTGAGCATCTGCCAAGCGCTGTGCAGACCACGGGTCCATTACCGCATAGTTTTCGCCTTCTTCAACGCCCAAATCCTTCAGGAAAGATGCAGTCTGCGCAACATCTGACCATTTGTTGATTGGGGTGTTCGGACTACCCAGTGACAGTGCGCCGTTGTTCATCATGAACTTGGCGAGTTCTGTCTCCAGGTCGGTGACGATGCGCTGACGAACTGGAGCCAGGATTTCGTCCAGTTGGTTAAGCTTAATAGCCTCTTCCAGTTGACCGTATTCGACAGCCACAGTGATGTAGTTGCCGACTTTACCGGTTGCTTTGCCTGAGATCAGGTTGTTCTTTGCCTGACCAGAGATGTCGCCGGTAGCAGTACGCAGAGAAGCGAACTGATGCGGACGTTTGAAGCTTACGCTATCGCCAGTGCTGGAGTTGATTTCGCCTGCCAGTAACTGACGGTCGACGGTCTTAGCGAGAACCAGGTCAGACATAAAGCCAGGCAGGAATTTTTTCAGTACGATTTGACTGACGTTACTGTTGAGATCGTTAGTAGACATTTAGCAGTTTCCTTTATTCGATTTTTGCGCCGGGGCAGAGTTTGTTGAAGTCGTCTTGTTTCGCATCAGCACCGCCACCGCGAACTTCCGGCTCTGGTTTGATGGCTTTCTTAGGTTTCGGTGCAAGGCTTACTTGCTTGCTAATCTGGCCCAAGAGGAATGCTGCGCGAATTGGGTCTGTCTCAGCGGCTACACGCTGGCGTAGTTGTGGATTCTTACCGAGCGCATAAGCGATCAGCTCTGAACCCTCATCTGCTGCATGAATAATGATTTCCTGCTGGATAGGCTTAAGCTCACTCAGGACAATGCTCTCCATCTCCTGGTAGTCTTTGACCGGGAGTTTGGCTGCACGCTGTTTGTGAGCCTCAACTCGTTGCAGAAACTTCTGTTGATATTCCTGCTGCTGACGCTCTTGCTGTTGTTTCTGCTGCTCGACACGGCTCTTTTTCTCATGCCAATCAGTCACTGCTTTCTCAAACGCTTCTTCATCGTATTCGCACGACTCAAGAGTCGGCTTAGGAGGAATGACGTCTGCTTGTGGTTGCTGCACTTCGACAGGCTTGGATTGAATCTCCTCAAGCTTGCGGCGCATCTCCCGTAACTCTTTATCTTTCTCTCGATTACTCTTTCGTAAGTCTTTCACCCACTGAGGAGCAGGCTGACCATCAACGTGATCGTCATCCTCTTCCGTCAGCGAGATTTCTTCATCACCGACGCGCAGGGAGTATTCTTCCGGCTGCTCTTCGGTCTGCTCACTCTCGGTCTCCACTTTTTCTTCAGCAGCCTGGACCTTCTCCTCAGGCTGCTTCTGTTCCGTGATTACTTCTTCGGCTGTTTCCTGTTTTTCAGACAGGTCAATAACCTGACCGTCGATGATCAGTTCGCTTTCCATTGATTACTCCTGATTAACTCGACAGTGAGCCTGTCGGTGGCTGTGGTGATGTGAATAGACTGGTGATATCCATGCGCTCAGAATGGCCTTGCGCCTGCCCCTTAAGGACTAACTCAGCATCTGCACGTGCGTTATCGCCCTGCTGTTGCTGGAACTGACCAAGGAGTTTTAGAGCCTCACGAATATCTTCTTTCTGTTTGCTGTCAGCTGATGCAAGGATTTCTACAACCTTAGCTGCAGCAACCTGCGCATCTGTTTGTGCTTTGAATGCCTTAACTTGAATGTCAGCTTGTTCGTTAGCTGCCTTCTGAAGTTCTGCGTTGGCAAGCTTGTCCTGCGCCATTGCGGCAACCATCGCCGGATTTGGCTGGTTCTGTGCGGCCTGCTGAGCCTCAGCAACAATAGCCTTTTCTTTGTCGTTCCTTGGTTGAGCCACACCAGAAGCCAACAATTGCTTGCGGTTATATTCCTTGAGGTCGTCTATTCCCTCTCCGTCAAGATTGTCCAGGATGTAGCCTTGAATAGCTGGCTTCATCTGGTCAACGTCTGTCATCGTAGCAAGAACATTTGTTAGCACTGATATGGTAGCGTCACGTCGCGCTGTGTAGCTTGGCCCCACATCAACGGTGACATCGTAACGACCAGTGGAAAGGTCATTCAGCGCAACCACGTTACCGGTCTGACGGTCAACAACCTGCGCATTCATAAGTGCTATATCGTCAGTTCCATCCTCGTTAACAACACGCACCTCGCGCTCAGAGCCGTAGACCTCGCGAGCCATCGACAGCCAGACTTCTCCAGCTCGCTTCAGGCTTTTAGCCATGTTATCCAGGTATATGAACGATGCCATGTCAGAGCGGTTCATCAGGTTGTTAACCGTTTCCTGAGCGATATTGCTTGGCATCTGCTGCATTGCCTGGCTGCCACCAGTTACTTCCTGAATGTCAGAACTTGTTAACTGAAGCATCGTCGCGATTGCTGGACTCAGTTGTGGAGCCGGAGTAAATGAGCCTGGGGCGGCTGGACCGATGGGATTTCCCGCCTTGTCTTTCGGGGCTCTAGCGACTAAGAATGCTGGTCGATTCTTTCCTCGGCTCTCCCAGTGTTTCTCAAGCCCCCTTACCTGTTCAGGGTCAAATATTGGAACTTGCCCTGGGTCTTGTGCGGCTGCGTCAGCCAGCATCGAAACCTGAAGGTTGTAGAGACGCTGTGGGTCCATCGCTTTCGCAATGTGGCCTTCTACGCGCTCGATATCGTCGATGAACCAGCGCTTGCCATACACAGGGATGAGAGGGATGTGCTCACCAGGAATACGGCGAGGCTTTTCAAGAAAGTTCTGCCCATCAACCACTGACACATAAACGCGTCGACGTTTAACAGAGCGACGCGCTACCTCCTGGAAGCCCGCGATTGCCAGCTCATCTTCGATATCTTCAACCTGATCGCTGTCGTAAGTAGCGATTTCACCGGTTACCGGCTGGCGATAGCTGATGACATCAACTGACTCTTTGCGCACCTCGTAGTATTTAGCGATGTACACAACTTCAGGCTCGAACCAGTCATATTCCCAACTGGTCATTGTCGTGACATCTAGAGATGCCGGCGGAGTCTTGCCATACTCAGCTTCGTATTTCTCAGGTGAGAGTGAGTACATGCAGAACGCCCACATCGCATCTGACTTGTCGTACTTCTTCGCGTCAGGGTCGAACCATACAGAGCGTGAAGGGTCGTAAATAGGCTCGATAGCGATGCGTTGACGCTCATCCATCGGATCATATTCATTGACCAGCATTGATGTCAGGCGGAAGCAACCAAAGCCACCTGTCGCAGCGTCATCGAAAGCGTTATCACACGCCTCACCACCATCAGTCTCTTCATAGTCAGCGCGGAACAAGCCATTAAGTTTGTTGGCTAGCTCTTCACTCGCCTCTCTGTCACCAGGGCGAAACTTAACGGTGATACGGTTGTTGCGGTATTCAGCAATGATGCGGTTAAGCTCGGTAGCTACCTTGTTAATCTCAAACTTAGGATACTTCTCGAACTGATCATCAAGCTTGGTTCCCGCTGCTGTTGCTCCTTCCCATTGACCGCCAGGGACACGAGCGAATCGCGTAGCCTCAATGCACTTTTCGCGCACGTCTTGCTGCGGCGTATAGGCGCGGTCAAACCTGAGCATGACGCGCTCATGTTTTTTCTCTAATGTCTCTGCCATTTTTACCAACCGGAGGATGAGGGAACATAGACATCCTCTTCAACTGGAGGATTCTTTATATCTGCAAAGCGGATTGCATAGCGACGCATCATGTAGGCGTAACGAACGGCATCAAGAATGTCGTCTCGAACCTTCACAATCTTTCCTTTCTCGTCGCGGTGATAGAAGTTGTACTCTTCGAAGAAGTCTCTCAGGCCTGAGAAGACCCTGAACTTTCCTCTTCGCATCAGGTCGTATATCTCGAACAAACCGGGCTCTACTGCCCTACTGCCATCTTCCCACTGAGCGTGCTCAGGAAGCATCTGGAAGCCAGCCTCTTCGTAATATGATTTCTGCTGAAGGCCTGAGCCTTTCTCTGTCTGTAGGCCATCAGGAGGCCATGCAGTAGGAACATTGTCAGCCCACGCCTTAACAGCGCTGAATGCTTCTGCAGGCGATACCTGGCGAGCCTTATAAGCACGAGTGAGATAAAAGGCTTCGTTCTCAATGTCCCAGGCTAACTGGACGTGAGCTTGAGGGTGGTCCCAGCCAAAGTCCATGCCATCAATGACAAGCCAGTGGTCAGGTATCGGAAACGGATCGCACTTAATGAAATCCTCACCTAAGTCGTATATACGTCCATGACCGAGCATTGGTATGCCCTTGGTTCGCATATCTCTCTGGTGAGGTGGGTATGACTCAAGCAGGTCTTTCTTAACCTTCTCGCTCAGGTGTGGAGCATCATCCCAGCCTACGTTCATGCAGTACTGGCCTGATGATGGGTTATCCATGAAGGCTATAACGAGGTCTGTACGTCCATTCTCTGGCGTAAACGTCAGAATCCCTCTTCCGCCATTACCTTTGTCACCGGTTGCTGTACGCGTTAGAACCTGAGGATAAATTGTCGCGTCCTTTGGCTCTTCATCGATATGGAACCAGTCGACGGCATCACCCATCAGAGCGTGCTGTCCTTGCGAGTATGACCAAAACTGAATCTTTGATAGTTGTCCTGACTTATGCCGGATGTATGCAGAACGCACAGCGTTGGGCGTTCCCTGCATTGGCTCAGTATCGACAATCAACTCTCCGGGTATTAGGCCGCCATCCCAGCCATTGTCTGTGCGCCGACCAAGAATTGGCGTTTGCAGAAGGTCTCGGCATTTTTCGCCAGAGTAGCCAAGGCACCAGATAAGAGGAGCGTGATCGAATTTATGTCCATCCCATCCATCTGGGTAATCGCCCATTGCGTGGATAGCGTCAATGCCTGTTCCAGTGTCTGTCTTGCCAGTACGGTTAGCTGCAATTAACGCAACCTGTGTGAATTGAGAAGTTGCTGCGATGAATTTCTTTTGCCATGGATAGCGGGATTTGTAGAAACGTTTGTAACGGTAGACATTCTCACGACGTTGCTTTTCTTCGATGAGCTGGATTAGCTCAATCTTCTGACTCTTCGTCATCCCGTTCAGTAGAGGCAGCTTGTCCATTCATCAGCTCCCTTATTCGTTTATCAATTTCATCATCTGAACGGTCAGCCATTGTGATCGTCTGGTCATGCTGGATTCTGTCGCCATACTTCTTAGGCATAATCTTCGACAGATACCATTTGCGGGTATCTATGCGCAGCTTTGAGCGCTGAACGTGCTCACCATTAAGCTGGTATCCGACGGCCTCGCCATCCTTATCTAGCTTTTCCATCCAGTCGTTACTGCCGTCATCTGCAATATCGAATAATTCTTCAGCAATGGCCTCCGCGCCCTCCTCCTTCGCACGCACGTATTGGGCGCGAAACTCAGGGATTCTGCTAATCCATCTCAATACTGTTTGCTTACATGGCATCCCATCATCACGACAGACGGAGCGCAGCGATTCACCCTCCGCCAGTCTAAGGCAGATGCTTTCCGCTAACTCTTCTGTGTAATCTGACGGGCGACCGATTTTATTTTCTTCGCCCATAGTTCATTACGCCTTAGTGAATGCCTGCGCGTACTCACAGGTGCGGCCTGGACCCATCTGGACGATTGATACATCACCCAGTGGCAGGAAGCCTGCAGTAATCTTCGCGTTGCATTTAGTTGTGAAGTCAGCGCGATCCCGGCTTGTTACGATGTCGTAATCTGTTGCCGCAGTTCCGCCTGTCGCTACCTGCTGGAAGTATTCAACTTTGCTTGATGTAGCGTGAACGCCTTTAAGGCTTCCGTATGGATATTGGGAGGCGGCAATGTGTTGGCTCTTAACGACCGATACCAGATTTGTCACAGATCCTGCTGTTGCTGTTTGGATTGCAGTAATAGCCATTACTTAGCTCCTTTCTTCTTGGGTTTCTTCTTGCCAGCCTTGTTCATGGCGATTGCGATAGCCTGGTCTTGAGGCTTACCTGCTTTCATCTCGGTAGCGATATTTTCTCCCACTACCTTTTTAGATTTACCTTTCTTCAGTGGCATATCAGGCTCCAGGAGTGAACAGGTCGAGAACTTGTTTGGCTTCGCGAATTGCCTTTTCTGTTTTAGCTAGCGCCGTCGGCTCATTGGCTGTTTTGGCATATGCATCTTTGAACAGCTCAAAGTTCAGCTCGCTACCGGCGATAAACTCAATGGCATTTTCGGTAGCTGCTGAGTCATTCATCACCAGGCGGTAAACTTCGAGCTTCAGTTTCTGTGCATCTGTCATTTGAGTAATGTCTGCCATTGTTGGCTCCGTTTATCCGTTGTAGAGGATATTGAGCGCTTTATCCCTTGGCGGGGATATTGAGGTAAGGCATGAACGCATAGACGATACGCTGCACGAGGTAGCAGAATGTCTCATTCATCTCATTGTTATTTGTCGGCACGCCGACGTGATGGCAAATTTCAAAAGCGATGTGGCACGCCTCATGAGCAAGCACTGATGGCTCATGCACAAAAACACCCATGATTAACAGCGGAGTCTTTCCTTCTCGCTGATGGCTATATGCAAATCCGTTGAAGCCTGACATATCCCATTCAAGCCCTAACTTGGCGAGATAGGTTTTAGCCTCTTCTCTATCACGAAGGAGAACAATGTCAGCGCAATTAAATAACGGCACTGAATAAGTTGGCGGTCTCTTTGCCATGCGTGCTCACTTAGCGGATAGCCAAAGAATCAGGATGAATGATGCGGCTGCCAGAGTGATGACAGATGCGAATGCAAACGCGTAATGCACGAAGGTGAATAATCTGTCTTTGGCTGAACGTTTTGGTAGCGGATGATTAAGAAGGTCATCGCGTATACGTGACATTCCATAAAGCAGCGTTATTTCACGTTCTCGTTTTCTCATTAGCTACCTCAGGCATTGCTTTCTCACGTATTCCTGCAATCCGGTTAATTGCTTTGTGACTGTTTCGATTCGCTGTCTGAGGGTGAAATAATCCCGTTCAGCGGATTCAGTAAGTCGGGGGCTGGAAGCATCATCCATGCCGGTGGTTCCGGTGGAGTTACTCTTGCAGGTTGCGTTGAGCTGCAACCGACGCTTGCCAGTAGCAACATCGTGCTCAAGCTGATTGATAGTTTCCTGAGCATCAGCAAGTTCCTGTGTGTATTTGGCATCGAGTGAGGCAACGTCGCGCTGCCGTGTCTGCATGTCGGTAATGGTTGCCTTAGCCAGTGCAGCTTCGTTAACCGCTGTGTCTCGTTGTTTCTTGTAGTCTATGGCGTTGTCACGGTAGTGATTAACAGCCCAGCCCAGAGAGACGATGATGAAGGCGATTACTGCAATGATAATTGCTGTAAGTCTGCTCATGATTTTGGCTCGTTTACCGTTCCGCCTGCTTCCTTGAACTTAGCGATAAGGCTATCTACCTTATGTTCAAACTGACCATAACCTGCGCCCGGAAGTGATGCCCATATGTTGCTGCATCGGTCGATAGCCTGGCGTATATCTCCACTATCAATCATGGGTAGTGCGCCACGCTCTTTAATCTGCTGCAACACCACTGCATCCTGGCTGGCTGGAGAGAAATCTTTCAGGCTTAGCTGGTTTCTGTATGCATCCCACCAACGAGCCAGAAGCTGATAACGACCGGCTGCCGTAGATTTCAATTTAGGGTTCAGTGTTACTAGCTTGCGAGGGTGATCTGAATAATCGGTAAATAGTGAGCCACCAACAATT